CACTCCTTCTTTTGAGAAAAGAAGGAACTAAATATCTCTCTTATATTATCCAACATTGGGTCTTGCTGTTGGTAGTAACCTTCTAACTGTCTAATAAATAGATAGACAAGGAAGATTATAAGTATTGTAGCTAATATGTAACTGAGTACTTTCGGATGCATCTGTCTTTTATTTTAAAAAGATTGTTAGATTTCTGAAAATAAAAGATTAAATCTACTTCTTAATAAATTTAATATTAAAGATTTTTATTAATTTTCTTCCTCTATTCCACTCAAAAAAGTAAATATCCTTAAGGATATTTTATCACCAATCCTTCTTTGTTTACCATTCTTCAACTCAAAAGTCAAATCTGCAACTAATTTATCTCTAAGATGCTCTGGAGCTTTACTATGTTCAGCCACCAATGACAGAAGTGTAGGATACTTTTCTATAATAGCTTCAGCTATCTTCTCTGTCACTTGAGGAATCTGACATAGTGTAATCCTGTACCATACAACTGGAGTCATATTTGCCTTCTTACTGAGTTTGAGAGATGATGTATATGATTGTCGCTTTTGATTCTCATCGTTGAAGAATGAATCACAATCCTTATTTAGTTTATCACACAGTTTAATAACAAATTGACCTGTCTCTGAAAGTGACCTAGTTTTATATACTTTAATATTATCTCGTAATTGGGTATTGATCAGACTACCCACCAGTGTTCCAACTGGAATACCACTCACTGTTTCATCTAATGATAGATCTAAGTTACCCTCTATCAGGTACATAACTCTTGATAGGGATTCTAGATTAGAAGATATCAACCTGGCCTTCTGTTCTCGATGTCTCCCATCACAGATACTTGCCTTAAGATCATTAACTGTTTTTCTTTCTATTGTAAGGATAGTATCGTCACCATTCTTAAAAACTATGTCACCCAAATCTAGTTGTTCTTTTGAATAAGAAATATTATTTTGATCGAGGTATTTGCATAATTCATTCTCTCTATTATCAATAATTAGATTCATTATTTATTTTGCTTTTTTTTCTCTTAAATAAATGAATAATGAGACTAAAATCAAGTTAAAAAGAATTATTGTGATTGGTTTAATTTTATTAACACTAGTAGGATTAACACTCGGTACCTATTTTTTAATGACAAAGCTTATTCCCACCGGTGCCTTATGTCCGGATGGTCAGAAAGCTTATGGTGATAATTGTTTCAATAAATGTACCGATAAAGAAAATACCTATATTCAAAAAGATAAAGATGGAAAAGTAGTAGGGGTAAAATGTATAGCCCAATGTCAAGACGGAAAGAACACATGCCCTATTAAAGATACAACAGGAAATGTAATTGAACAAAAGTGTTTCGATCCGTGTCCCAATGGACAAACATTTAACAAAGACACATGTGGTGATGGATTTGGTGGACAATGTCAAAAAGACTGCTCCTCAGCTACTGATTATCATACTACTTCATACTATGATAAAGGTTGGGTATGTGGACAATCTTGTCCTAACTGTGATGGTGTAAATTGTTTTTCAGATGATAAAAATAACCAGTTCTGTGAAATTAGTTTAAATTGTTCTCAGATAGATACTACAAAAGACGCAAAAGATACCAGTAAGAATCAATGTGACGGCACTGATGGTCTCGTGTATTGTGGAGATCCCACTAAAGGAAATTATCTCAGATGTGCTAAAGGCTACTGTTCTGAAGATAAGACTTACTGTCTACCAGAAACTTGTCCATCGGGAACATTAAAGTTTTGTTCATCATCATCAGATTGCAATAAGGATGATAGATGTACTTCGATTGATGATATATCTTCTTCACCTATAGTCTTAGCACTACAGCAGAATATCGAAACTAAAAAATTAAATTATGATTCTTCTGGATCTAATATATCATTTAAGCTATGTACAGACAGTAATAATGATCCTAACAATGCAATAAGTAGTAAGCACGGTAAGGATTGTATAGCTCCAGATGCATTAGGTATAGGTGACTCACAACTATTATATAACTGTAATTCTTCATCAAATAATATAGGAATCAATCTATTAGCTCAGTGTCCTGATGCTATCTCTGATAAAGTTCCATGTGTTAAGAGTGGTGATATTGCGGCTAATGGCTGGCAAGTAAAGCAAGATAATGTTACATCTATGGATGAAGGAACTAATCCACCCCCAATATGTTGTTTAACAGATTATCAGACGTCAGCTGGATGGTGTTGTCCTTACAAAGTAACTACTGCAGACTCAAAGAAAGTATGTTTAGTGACAGGACCATATCCTCAAGATATGTCAACTAATGGAGCATATAGTGAGGTAGGGGGTAGTTTTGATCCCAAAACTGGTTCTCCCCCATTTCCAACTTGCGAAAGTGAGAATGACTGTAGTAATTATCAAAAAAATCTAACTAATCTTATTATGAAGAGTTCTGATGACAAATATAAGAAGATGAGTACTGATGAAACAAATCCCAATTATACAAAGATAGTTTGTCAAAAATCAGAACATTCTATTGATAATCTTGATCCAGATACTAAATATTGTCAGATTGCAGCTGGATACGATGCAGGAGTAAATAAGGTTGACTCACCACCTTTTACATTTTGGGAAAGCTTATCAGATCTAACAAACCCAGAATCATATCCCACATCAGTCATCTTAGATGCAAATCACCAACCCCTAAATCTTAATACTCTAAATTATAATACATTATATTCATACAAATCACTACCAAATGAGCAGAATAAAAATTATATTTTAGGTTGTATAAAGGGATCAGATAAGGAAAAAATAACGAATTACCTAAATGACCCAAGTAATTCTAGCTATCAGAAGGATATTGAGAATCTTAAATATTATTGGAGTGCAAAACCAGGTAAAGATGGTAGTATAGTTGATTTGCAAGGCAAAGCAAATGTTGGTTTTAGTACTAATAATATTACAGTCAATGAAGCAACTTGTGCTACAGCCATAGGAAAAACTGGCTTTACTATACCAGATAGTGAACAAGTGACAGCTAAACCTAATCCAAATAACCCAACACAGGGGATGTGTGAGTTTGTGTTTAATTGTTCAGATTTTAGTCAATATTCATCTGACTCTAACATTCCACTAAAAAGTGCTGATATTGGGGACTTTGATGGTACTCAAACCAATTTAAAATACACAAAATCCTTATATAATTCAACTGACAATCAAGCAAAGTGTGAAAAACTATCTACAGATAGTAATACTTCTCCTGGTGCAGCGTTATATAATATGGGTAGTACTAATGTCAATGCTGATCCCAATTATAATTGTATAATTGCAGTAGATTCAAATGGCTCCTGTGTTCCAAATAATAATTGCAATGAAGGAGAAGAATGTTGTCGTGTTTCTAATAACTCCTTCGAATGTTCATCATTACCATCTGATAATTCATATATATTACCTGGAAAATTAGTCTATCAAAGCCAAACCTGTTCATTAAATCCAAACCAACATCCACCTAACTACCCAGCAATCCTGGCGAGTGGACAACTTGGTGTAGGAAATCAGATACAACAAAATAATGTTATTACTATACCACTTGATACTCCTGATGGAATTAATCTGTGTAATCCCCAAAAACCTATTTTTGGGGATGTTAACAGTCTTACTGAAGCAACAGCTCATTATGATTGTCATAGTTCAACATTGACCTAAGTCCTCCTGAGTAAGTTACTTTTTACCAGAATGTGTAGATGTTCAAAATATTCGAGTCCACAACTACTTAAAGTCCTTTTAATTCATCTTATCACTACGGGTTATCACTATGGGATGTGGGTTTGAAGGATTTGGAAATAATTACTATCATCAGAAAGAATTATGTGGGTGTTTGAAATAAATCTAATCCTGTATTTAAGGATTAAGTAATTTTTGATGTAATAGAATAAATGTTAGAGACGGATATTTTACAATTGGATTCTCAAATCCGAAAAAAGTTAGAAGAAAAGGTCAATAATATTCTGAAGCTCAAATCACAACTAGATGAAATTAAAGAAACGCTTGAAAACCCAATAAAGCCACGATTCAAACGAATATTGGAGAATGAAGCTGAAGAACTTGAGAAAACAATAGCTGAGTTAGAAACTAATAGCGAGTTAAATTACTATATATTGGTCTCAACATCTATTGTTGAAGAATATAAAAATATTTTAAAAATTCCTACAAGGTTATCTTTTATGGGAAAAGAAAATGGACATAGTAAAGATAAGGTTAGAATAATAAATAAGTTTATGGAGATTTCATATCCATACTTAGACTTTGATCTGAAATCTAAAGTTGAATGCGATAGCGGAATTAAATGTCTTACATGTGGAAATTCCAAAAATTTCGATATCATCGAAAGGGAGACATATGTTTGTCCCAAATGTTTCACTGAACGTACTATATTCCGACAAAACTCTTTGTTTAACGATAATAATCGCGTAAACATATCATCTAAATACGTTTACGAACGCAAGATCCACTTTCGTGATTGTATCAAGCAATATCAGGCAAAGCAAAACTGTACTATTCCACAAAAGGTATTTGATGATCTATTACATCAATTTGAAGTTCACTATCTTCTTAAAGGCGACACCAATGATCCAATAGAATATAGATGCCAGAATATTACTAAGAAACAGATACTCCTATTTCTCCGAGAGTTAGAGTATACAAATCACTACAAAAATCTTCATCTAATTCATTATACACTAACTAAGATTAAACCAAATGATATAAGCCATCTCGAGGATAAACTCCTCGATGACTTTGAGGTTCTGACTGATCTTTATGACAAGGAGTTCACAGAGATAGACAGAAAGCATTTTATGAATACTCTGTATGTACTATATCAACTTCTTCACCGTCATAAATATAAGTGTGAGAAGGAAGATTTCGTTGTCCTTAAAACCCTTGATAGAAAATTTTTTCATGATTCGGTAGGTAAATTACTTTTTGAAAAATTAGGCTGGAATCACAGTCCTTACTATTAAATGTATTTGTCGGAGTACTTAAAAAATACAATTCATATATCTTCAAATTGTATTTTTAATTTATCAAATCAAAATGATACATTGAAATCCTTCCTAGATCTAAGTATCAGTCTTTAAAGAATGTGTTTAAAAAGTCCAATTTTTAAAAAATAATTTTCTTTCGTTTTTTTTCAGATTATTTTATAAAATAATAGATAAGATGGATCAACAGTGTGTTATTAATAATCAAGGTCGTTATCCTGGCCTCAAAACATATAAAAATGTACAATGGTATTCAAATGGTATTTTAACTGATACCAGTGGTGGGAATATATATGGTACCCCCAATGATCATCCACATTGTTCTAATATTCAAAATTATGGTATCAAATCTAACGGAATAGTAGGATATATGTGTTCAGATTCTAACACTTGTCCTACTGATGATATTACTGTAAAGTATGTTCAAGACACATATAACAGTGATACTTATACTGGGTTAGTATGTATTAAAGATAATAACCCAGTTGATTGTTGTGGAAACAATGCTCATGGTTTGATAGTGGCAAATGAAACTGATATATCAGTCAAAAATAATCTTGGACATTTTCTATGTCAGTATCCTCAGCAATATAAGTTTGAATGTACTGAACAAAGTGGTATTTACGGATGTAATTTAACAACAAATGGTACCTTTGGCACAAAAGAAGAGTGTGAAAGTAGTACTTCTTGTCCCGTCAAAAGTTATAATCTCATACCAGGAGATGGCAAAAAGCTTGGTCCATATTGTCAGGAATATGATACTTCAACTGGAAAATATCCAACAAAAGCAGACTGTCTAGTCCATATTGGCAAGCAAGGTTGTCCACATGTCACTGGATACCACAGCGATACTGAGCAGGATTGTACGGGCGGACTAAATGGTGATCATTATATTGGACGTACTGATACGTGCACAATGGCGGACACATCTTATAACGCATGTGCCAAACTTAAACCTAGCAAAGGACAATTTAAGTTTAAAGAATATTGTGGTAGCAAGCCGGGTCCTCCCGATCATACAGTATGTGAATGTGATGCTTCAATTTGTATGAATAAATGTATTAAAAAAGATGATCCTGCAACGGGAGACCCAAAGGCGTGCTGTAGTGGTACATCCAAACCTGTTCCCTTCGTTGGTGTCTTATGTACTTGACTCTCAGAACCCCAACAATTCCACAGAACCCAAATTTCAGAAATAATTTACCCATACCTATTAAAGAAAATTTAATACAATTTGAGAATCATTCTCAAATTGTATTTTAAATTATCATTCTCAGTGAAAAAAATAAAATGTCAAATCAGGATAATAGTAGTATAGTAATTGATCTAATTACAACAGATACAATCACTCACGAAGATAATGAGATCTGGAATGTATTTTCAAACTTCGTTACGTCCATCAACCAAGATCTAAATATTAGGAATAACCAAATTCTAAGAAATGCATCTTCATATAATATCATAGTTCAGACAACTATATATACCACAAAAGTAGATGAGATACTTCCAGAACCTAAACTTGATAAATTTAATTTTGATGAATCTAGACGAGATACAGCTGAATGTGCAATCTGTATGGAACCCTTTACAGGAGAATGTGCAGAACTACCATGTAAGCACACGTACCATTATTCCTGTATTGAGAAATGGTGTACCAAAAAGCTGGAATGTCCTTTATGCAGAGAGATAATTCCTACACAAGAATAATTATAGACTTGATAAATAAAACTAAATGATTAATAAAATTAAAAATATATGGACAACAAAAGGGTTTGAAATATGTCTCATTATAGCTATAACAGTACTTCTATTATTTGGACTTATCAATAATCTTAGAAAGAAAAAAGGAACTTACACATCTAAATTTCCCAGAGAACTTTCTGACATATTTGGGAAAGATGATCAAAATAAAAACCTAGAATATAAGTCGAAGACCCATGCACCATACTCAAAGGGAGAAACAGAATGTAGAAGAGTACTCGAAAAAATATTTAGCAAACCATTTCCATCATCGAGGCCTGATTTCTTAAGGAACCCAGTTACTGGAGGAATACATAATTTAGAACTGGATTGTTATAACGAAGAATTAGGACTGTCAGTTGAATATAATGGTATTCAGCACTACAAATTTTCTCCATACTTTCATCGGAATCAAGATCACTTCTCTAACCAGAAATATAGAGACGATATGAAAAGACGTATCTGTAGAGAAAATGGTATTACCCTAATAGAAGTGCCCTATACCGTAAAAGTACCTGAGATATATAACTTCCTGGTAAAGGAATGTTATAAACATGGATTTATTGTATAGATAAAAGATGAATTCAGAAGTCATTCCATTTGGATTATTCCATCAAAATCTTTTATCTAAAATTCAATATCCTGTCTATGATATGAAAAGGGGATACATAATTCAACCAGAGCCAGGATGGAATCATGTCGACACTTTTTTTGTTATAAGACCAAACTTCAGACCTATTCCTGTTGGTGCACAGTTGGTCTGTGCAATCCATTCAACAACTCCCCCATATCAATTGACAGATATTCAAATTATCTATAACACATATAATGGAACCCTGAATGGTGTCTACTTTATTACCTATATCGGTCCTGTACCAGATACTATGCCTCTCTATTTTTGGAAAAAAGATGATTCCAATGTATTTGCATCATTCTGTATACATCCTCCACAGGACACCTCTCCTGGTAAAAAATGTGAAAATATCTCTACTAGCATAAAACCAAATTCTCCTCGGGTAAAAACCTTTTTTCCTAAACCTGATGATATCTGGCAAGCTTTAGATCTAAGTCCTATCTATGTTATGCATCCTAAGGAATTTGGAGATGACTATAAAGATATCAAATTTATATGCAATAATGGAACTGTTATGCCTTTTCTTAAGTACTATCCTAATATTTTTAATCTAGATATGTACAATACAAGCCCTAAAACCCTATCAGAATGTATGGTGGATTGTAATATCATCGGAATCAATGGTCAAAGACAGCCGTTAGGTATCATAGATCTAGTAAATATAGCAGAAGGAAACAAAATACAAACAAGAGATCTAAATTCAGTCTCTCCAAAGAATAATCCAAATTTGAAGAAAGATCAAATACATACAACGGAATATATATCTTCAAATTCAAAACCAAAATCATGTAGCAATAATTTACTATTAATTGTTTTCTTTT